CCTCCTTGCGGACGAAGGCTCGGGTTTCCTCGAAGGTCATGGGAACCTGCATCTCCCGTGCGTGCTTCTGAAGGAGAGCGATGACTGTCCCGTCGCCGAAGTTCGATTCTACAAGGCACATGGTGGCCTTGTACTGCAGGCCGAGTTTCAAGATGGCCGTCAGGGTGGCGTCGGAGTAGCCCTCCCGGAAGCCCCGAAGGGCCCGCAGGTAGATGTTTCCAGCCACCTGACTCAGAACCACCACGCCCGTCTCGTCCTTGCCTCGGCCAGAGGGGTCGACCGCGATGATGGTGTCGGTCGGCCAGTCCAGCCAGTCGTCGCCAAGGCGAGCAGGCCGGAACCAGTGGTCTCCTGGCAGCGAAATGGCCTCCAGGTCGCCGATTCGGTTGGCTGGGTCCTGGGACCAGATTACCGTGCCGGGGCACTTGCGGGGGTCCAGGGAAACCACCGGGATGTCCCCCAGCCGCAGAGGGTACCGCAGCATGTCCGACATCGAGGTGTCGAGCTGAAACTGCAGCTGGAAGTTGGCCTTGCCCATCACGATCTCCCTTTCCCGCAGCAGGGCGTCGGTGAATCGGGTGTCGGTGGGCTGGCCTGCCAATGCAGACAAAGTCGACTCTCTGATGTCGGTTTCGAGCTCCTCAGCCAGCCGTCCATCGTAGCTCGAGATGGACTCCTCGGACGGATACCGGCTTGGCCACACGAGAGCCTTGTAGCCCCTGACCTCGAGCTTGGAGTAGACCGTGAAGAGACTCTGCGGGGTCCCCAGGTAGATGATCCGTGAGCTTGGTTTGGGGATCAGGATCGACTCAAACTCGGTCGTGAGTTGCAGCAGCTTCTCCCGCTGAATGTCGGTGGCGCTGTTGATGGGCGACTCGATGTCGTCAGGGACGATCAGGTCGGCACGCGATCCCACCATGGCACTGGTGATGCCCACGCTCTTGACGCTAGGGCTCTGGGACGGTTCTGCGCCCTTCACGTCAAAGGCCACCCGGCTCCAGCGGTTGTCTTTGCCTGAGTTGTCAAGGTGCTGCAGGAATGGGAAGTCCATGATGCACCGCTGGACAAAGAGGCTGAAGTCGTCGGCCCGCTGCTTGGATGCGGACACGACTAGGACCTTTTTGTTCACGTCGCAGTAGAGGGTCCACAGCACGAAGGCTGCGGTCACCCAGGACTTGCCACATCCACGAAACATCTGGAGATGGATCCTCGGACCTCCATATTGGAGGTATCGAGCCATTGCCATTTGTGCCCTGGTGGGTTCAGGCAGGCCCAAGTGTCGCCAGAGGATCCTCAGGAAGAATGAGAAATCCGAGAGTAGCTTGGTCTGAAGCTGTTTCTGGGATAGAGCCATAGGAATGAAAAAAGGGCCCGAAGGCCCTCATAGTGCGAACTGCAGCCGAAAAATTACTCGCCGGCTTTCTTGGTGGTGTACTTCTTGCCGCGCCAGGAGAAGGTTTTCTTTCCGGCACTGCGGGAGGCCTTGAAGGCGCTGTTGAAGGAGCCCTTGTCCATGCCTCCCTGCGTCATGCGAGCCGGCACGGCAGGGCCTTGCTTGGGTTTGTAGTCGCCCTTTTTCATGGCTGCGGTGAGGGTTCCCTCTGCAGTCTTGCCGGCGTTGAGGCCTGCAGCGGCTACTGCACCAAGGACTCCAACACGACCGACACTTGCAGCACTGCGGCCCATGCTGACCTTGGCCAGTTTGCTGGACATTGCCGCACTGGTTGCCTTGGCAACTCGACGAGTCTGTGCAGCGGCGACGTTAGCTTTGCCCTGCTGCTTGGCGTCTCGCACAGAGCTTGATGTCACGCGGGCTGTGCCCGATCCGGCGGCCTTGCCTTTGATGTCTGAAGTCACCTTGGCGGTCGACACGGCCTGCCGGTTGGCTCGACTGGACGGGGTCTTGCCGGAGACCACGGCCTTGGACTTGGCCGCACGCTTAGAGCGATCGGAGCTGGATGTGACCTTTTTTGCTGGTGCCATGATTCAGCCTTCCACGACAGTAGTAACGTTAATGGTGAAGCCGGTGCCGGCCCCGAGGTAGCCATTTGCAGCGGTGAGGACATTACCCACGGCATAGCCCTCGCCCGTGCGAGTAGCCACCAGGGTGCAGACGGTCACGATGCCACCGGCCACAGTGATGTTGGCCGCGGCGCCAGAGGCCAGCAGCTGGGAGCCTGAACCTGTGGTGCGAACCAGGGGAACGTTGGTGTACGATCCGTTGGTGTAGCCAGTACCACCCACCAAGGTTCCGATGGTGCCCACGGAAGTCTGGGTAACACGACGAACGCGACCGGTGCGCTTGCCATTCACCAAAGTAGCTGGAGCCCTATCGGCCTGACGAACGGTGTTGATGGCGTCGGTGGCAACGGCCACGGATGCGTTCACCACGGCCACGGTGGCTGTGGCTTGGATGGTGCGATTCAAGCGATGCTTATCTAGCCGCGACTTGCGAAATGCAAAGCCAGTGGTGACTTGGTTGGAGAACGGATCCTGGACTGTGGTGCGAGAGGCAGCTGCCACGGTGGTGGAAGGAAAAGCACCGTATGCAGATTCGCCTGCGGGAAGAGTAGACATGAGATTCTCAAAAAAAAGAGTAAAGTGAACTAAAACCTAAGGACTTGGCGGAGTGAGAGAGTAGGTGGGGGTGAAGTTGTACAGGGCGAGAAGACCCACTAGCTCCTGTAGCTGCGTTTCCTGTGCGTTGCTGCCCGCCAGCTCCATCAATCGCCAGATGGATTCCTGGATGTCGGCCTGGTTGGGGTTGCCGCCGATTGCATCAAGCATCTCCACTCGAAGCCGAACGGTACGCAGCTCGACGGCATCGCTATATCTGGCTATTGACATCAATCCATTCCAGGCGGCGGTGCCCTTGAAAGCTGCCCAGAAACCAGCGTAGTTTGGTTCCATCAATAGACACTCTCGACATATATTTTGTACACGGACATAGCGACCGTGCCCACGGTGACGTTTGCTGTGCCATTACTGGCCAGGCATTGGGGGGACATCATCGCCGTCGCCCCTGGAAGGTTTGCGGTTGTGCTATTTGTGTAGGTGACTCCGTTGGTTACGTCGTCCAACCTGAAGAAAATGGTGCCACCGTTTGGAGCGCAATACATGCTGAACTCCAGCAGTGGGGAGCCAGTCACCAGATTCGACCCAAGGTTAATCGGCAGTGCGTTTCTAGTTGTTCCGTCGTGCGTAACAAAGTTCAGTGCTCCAGAGCCTGTCGCTGGGTCGGTGGTGACGTGGGCGATCCCGCAGTACGGCCCGTTTGGGGTGTCGCTGGTAGCAAGCGCAGCGGAGGCGTTGACTCCTTGTAGCCCACAAAACAGTCTTACGGTTGAAGCAGGACAGGCAAGCCGGAAGCGGGCAAAGAAGAAGAATCCTCCAGTGCCTGCCACGTTACCCCTAAAGAAGCACCTTTCAGCGTCGGAGTTGAATCTTGGGCCCAGAATTTGGTTTTGGGTTGTGACCACATTCGCATAGCTTGTGCGCCTGCCAGAACTTGCTACGTCGGTGGCGGCTGGCGTCGGGTGGGATACCGTCCCGTTGGAGGTCCATGCCACTTGAAAGCTGGCGGTGCCCGTCCCAGTCGTGCCACTCTGGGGGTTGAACATCATGATGTTGTTGCTGAAGATCGACGGCTGCAACAACGTGGCGGCACCAGTCGGACCACGCATGGCCAGCATGAACCTATCAGCTAGGCCAGTTGGATAGACCACAACACTGGACGCATCTGCTGCTGCTGGAGTGCTACCTGGGGCAGTTAGCTGAAGGTTGTTGGAATTGATCTCAACGTTTGTCGCGCCCGCAAATGCGCCCGCATTGTTGTACTGAACCTGAGCGGCGCTGCCGCCTGGAGATCCGCCTCCTCCACCGCCGCCCGTAGCCGCCAGTACGCCACCAGTCAGTGTCAGGTTGGCGCCGATGCTGATCTCCTCGACCGCGCCCGTAGTTGCTGTGGTTCGGCCCAGCAGGCGTGCTGTGCTCATGGTCAGGCCGCTGCTGCCGATGGCGCCAGCGGTGGCCTTTGCAGCGTCGTTGCCGTTCAATTTCCCGATCGCCGTCACGATCGTGTCAGTGGCTGCGACAGTTCCAGCGCCGCTGGTGTACCCAGTCAGCAGCGGCAGGTCCGCCACCACCAGGGAGCGGAAGGCCGGAGCGGCGGCCCCGCCCGTGGTTGGGCCAGCCAAGACGAGGTTGGCGCTCTGCGTGGCCAAGGTGGCGGTGAGCGTGCCGGTGCTGGTGACCGGGGAGCCGGTCACCGAGAACAGGCCAGGCAGGCTCAGGCCCACCGATGTGACCGTTCCCGATCCTCCCCCACCTCCCCCACCTCCTAC